AACTTCTCTCCAAGTAAAGAGTAGAGCAAGGTCGATTCTCATTTTCTCTCCTTCACTAAAAGAAGCATAGGAGAAGTCTTCATGAATAGGTGACTGGACGGTTTCGTTAAATTCCTCATCAAGAGTAAAGTTGATGTAGAAGTCCATCATCTGTAAATAACGATTGACTTGCTGATTGATGAGTGGCAAATACTTCTTAATGATTTTGGATTTTACTCCACCGTCTTTGAGCAAACTATACGAAAAATCGTAATAGTTGATAGTGTCCTTTCGGGAAGCTAGTTCGTCGTATGTAGTTTTTAAAGTGTCTTTGAAGGATTCTAGTTTCTCATGTTCAGAATTTCTGTTTGCAAGGTTCTCGGTAAGAACTTGAATTTCTGATTCAAGATTTCGGATTTGTCTCCGTAATCCATTAATCTTAATATTGTTTTGAGAAATGCCATTCGTTAGTTTTGAGATCTCCTTCGATAGAGCGGTGAATTGACGCTCTCGCTCTTCTTCCTCTTTAATTGCCTCCTCTAGTTCTTTATAACCAGATTGCAACTCCTTTGCCTTAGATTGAGCGTCGTTAATCCTATTTATTCTGAAAGCCTCTTCGATAGATTGTGTGCAGGTAGGGCATACCGTATTCTCAGTGAAGAACTTATGCTCTTTGGTAATAGTAGATACTTTTTGGGAGATCTTACCTTTAAGGTTTCCTAACTTGCGAAGTTTCTCAGCATATCCAACTAACTTATCTTGCTCTCTAATATACTCATAAAGAGGTTCTTCTAGCAAAGTATTTTCCTTCAAATGTTGTTCTATTTCTTCACCCAAATAAGAAACTTTCCGCTTGTTATTCTCTATATTTTCTTTACCACGATTTTCAAGTTCTTCGATAAAGCTTTCCTGCATCTTGACTTTATCGAGAAGAGATTCTTTCTTAAGTTCAAGAACCTTAATTTCTTCTTTTGCTGAACGAATCTTTTCTTTAATGAGAGTATTCATTGAAGAGAAGATCTTAATATCAAGAAGATCTTCAATTACTTCTCTACGATGAGCAGCAGAAAGTTGCATAAAGGGAACGAAAGTGCTACTACCCAGAATCACAATCTGAGTAAAGGACTTATAGTTCATCTTAAGAACATTTTGCTCCAACCACTTCTGCTGATCAAGAGATGCAGCAGATTGATCTAAGGCCGCATCATTTCTCCAAATTTCAAAGACTGCTGGTTTAATCCCTCTGACCACTTTCCATTCAACATTCCCAATAGAAAACTCAACTTCAACCTTACAATCTTTTTCGTTTACAGAGTTGATAAGTTGGGGTTTATTAATTTTACGAAACGGTTTTCCAAAAAGAGAAAACGTGAGAGCATCTAGAACTGTGGATTTGCCTGCACCATTAGTTCCGATGATCAAATTTGTTCTGTTTTTTGTAAAGTCAACTTCAGTATACTGATTACCAGTACTTAAAAAGTTTTTCCAACGAATAGTTTTAAATAAAATCATGTTGAATGTCTGGAGGAATCACAATGTCATTTGGAGTAATAATAGTATACCTATAATCATGCATTTCGCAAGTCTTTATCATTATATCATCTTCTATTTCTATCACATGCATTTCAGGAAATCCATTGTCTTCTAACATTAAGGCATATCTGACGGCATCATCTTCTTCTTCAAATAGATAGAGAATTTGATCTCCATCATCATCCATTACAGAATATGCTCCTTCAGTTTCCTTTCCATTAATAGTTAGAATAAACATATTAGATTAGTTCACATGCTTCTTGATAAATTTCTTGAATCATTTTTTGAACGATTGATTTATCAAGATTGATTTCTGCCTCCTCAATATATCTATTCAAAATAGAAAGAGTATCTTCAGACTCAAAGGCTTCAAATTCTTCAGACTCTTGAATTGTAAAGTTTTCTACAATTTTGAGTTCCGCTATGTTAGAAGCATAAAGTTTATCAACAAACTTTTCAAACTTTTTAGTATCAGACTTTTTACGAACAATGATTCTTACAATTTTGTTCTCATACTCACGAGTATCAAAAGTCTGATAATTGGTATCCTCATAGTAGATATTATAAAACAAACGATGAGGATTGTTGACAGGCTCATGAGTGATTGTTTCAGTATCAAAGATATGAAATCCTCTTTTGTCATTCACATCATTCCAGAACATCTCATAAGGATTTCCTAGATAGAAGACTGTTCCGTTGTCTGATCGAGTGTGATAGTGTCCCGAGTAGACCCTTTCGAACTTCTCAAATAGTTTGCCTTCCAAACCGTGCTCCATGACGATTTGTTTATTAACTCTAAATCCTTGGAGTTCAAGGTGCCCCATCGCACACGGGCAAGTTGTCTTTTCAATAAGTTTAAGAGTATTTGCTTCATTTTCCTGATTAATCCAAGGTATAAAAAGTGTTGGAAGTTGACCCAACATCACTTCAGTTGGTTCTGAATATACGGTCACATTATCATACTCACGCAACAGCAAATCTACAGCATTTACCTGATTAGTATTCTTGTAATATGCAGTGTGATTACCAACAATCGTATGAACCTTCACTCCCATTTCTTGGAGACGGTCATAGTAATTATTCTTTGCCCAAGAAAGAGCTGAGAAATCAATACCTTTACGACTATCAAAAGTATCTCCCATATCTACAACAGTAGTGATCCCATACTCTTCAAGTGTTGGGAAAAATACATCGTTGTAGAACTTTAGGAAATAGTCATGAAAGAGTTTAGAATTCTTTCGTGCTCCAAAGTGCTGGTCAGTAATAATTGCTACTTTCATTCAATAACGAAGTTTGGAGTGTACAGCGTCCTTGATACTATTATAGTCGCTGTAGTTTGATCCGTCAATATTATTGTCCTCAAACACCTCAGAGTAGCCAGAACGCTCAAGGATTTTGTTCTTGATTTCTAACTGACGCTTCTCTCTTTGAATACGACGAAGGAATGCATAGTGAATGATTTGAGTGAAGTATGCAAAAGGATTCTGAGACTTCTCTGGATTAAAGTTATGAATGTACTGAACACAGTTTTCAATACCATCCGAAATCATATCTTCCTTGAACATATAGTTCACGAAGTTTGGCTTAAAGGAAAGGTGATTAGCAATCTTCAGGAAACACTCTCCAATGTAGCGAGGAATGGGAGGTTTTGGTTTCCCTTGGATCTCTGCGATTTCCTTATCTTCACGATACTTGATAAGAGCTGCAAGAAACTCTTTATTGTTGACGTAATGCTCTGACCTTTTTCTCTTGGTCATAACTGCTGTGGTAATCATAAGTTTTTATCATTATTATGTATAGATTATACCACTTATATAAATGCTTGACAAGGTTCTAAAAACTCTGTAGAATACCTTTGTTGGGTTTAAAGATCAGGATTTAGCTACTCTTAAAGATCTTTTCTAATATCTCTTTAGCATCATTTACATTAGCAAGATATCCCATTCTACGATTAATTTTTGATTCTCTTCCATCTTTCGTAGACTGACGAATGTAATTTTGATAGAGCATTATCATTTCAATATCAGAAGATTCACTCATTGTCAAAATATCTTCTATATTGATAATGAACATATCTTCTGTTGTCGTCTTAAGCCAAGGTTCTAACTTATATCCAACTATACCTGTTCTGCCTTTGATCTCAGAAACAATGATTGGATTCGAAACAATCAGAAGAGTTCTATCTTCTTCTTCCGATGCTGCTACTTTACAGAAGATCTCTTCTCCTGTCTTTAGCTTTACTGTTGCATAAAAGTCTTCTTCAATTCCCATCTGTCTTAAGTTGTATTGTGATTATTTCATAGTTAAAATTTTCTTCATTATAGATTTTAATTCTTTCAATGAAATGATTTAGAGTATAGTTTCTTCTTGACTTAGTTGTACAATCATCAGCGATGTCGTAGAGGACTGCTTTAGTTTTATTTTTTCCCTTTCTAAGTACTCTTCCAATTGATTGTAGATTTCTGACTCTTGATTTACTTGGTGAAGCAAAGATAACATTATGGAGGTTTTTAATGTTAATACCAGTAGAAAAAGTTCCATAAGAGGCAACAATGATTGCGTTGTTCTCCCTCTCAGTTATTTCTCTTACTAATTCTCTCTCTTCAGCATCCACTCCACCATGAACAAAAAATACTTTACGATCATCACTCTTATTAGTATTTATCTTTTCATATAGTATTGCACCATGAGCTTCTACTCTACTAAAAAGAACAAGAGTATTGCCTTTTAAATCTAATGCAAGATTTTTAATAAAGTTATTTCTTTTTTCGTGAGAGATTAAATATTGTATCTCATCTTCATAAGTTTCAAACTTTTGGGGTGGGTGCTTTAGAACGAGACATTGAATGTCAAGTTGTGACAGGTGTCCTTGTCTCATCAACTCATCAGTTTTTGTGACTTTATATGATGGACCAAACAATCCTTCCAAAACCCATTTATGAGTTTGAGTTCCATCAAGTGTCCCAGTGAATCCAAAACGATACTTTGCATGATGAAGTTTTGTCATGATTTCAATAAGTGACTTACTCTTGAATAAATGAGCTTCATCACCTATAATTACATCATAATCTTCAAAGAATGATCGTTCTAGTTTATATACAGACTGCCAAGTTGTGATTGTAACTGGATACTCGTTTGTTTTTTCTCTACCAGAATAAATACGGTGACAATATGACTCAGCATCCCAACCATAGTCTAAAAAGTCTTTATACATCTGTTCGACTAAACTGGTCGTTGGAACAACTAAAAGTATTTTTAACTGCCTTTCTACATAATACCTCACGAGAGAATAAATCATCAGAGATTTTCCTGAGGCAGTCGGTGATATCAAAAGTTTTCTATTATGCTTTAAAGCATCGTGTACTCCCTCAATTTGGTATTGACGTGGAGTATGTGAACAAATAGATTGCATGTATCCTTTAACACCTTCATATGTGATCTCCTCATTCTCTTCGTAAGGAGTTCCATAGAATTTGTTGTCTTCAAATCTATAAGTGTATCCATATTGCTTACAGAAGGATACTATCTTATCTAAGAGGCCGACATAAATTTGTTTTGATCTCATATCAAACAAATGAATTTCCCCATTCCAATTCCTTCCACGGTACTGGGGCATAAACTTTGCATTAGGAACCTCAAACTTGAAATGATCTCTTAGTTCATATTCAATGTGAGGTTCTGTATTAATCTTTAAAAATACTTCGTTGGACTTGGAAATAACAAGATTTGCTGTAGTGTCAATCACATAGATCCATTCATCTACAGGTATTTATTTACCCCAGTCCAGAGTTAAATCTCATGAACTCAATTGCATTTTTAATTTGATATGTTCTGTTTTGAATCATCTTAAGAATGCTTTCAATATAAACAAGCATTGTATCGTAGTAATCAATCTTCAAACATACTGTTGAAAGTTTTTCATCAGCATCAAGATACTTTTGCATCGTATCTTTGTCACGAATCTTTTTTGGAAATGGATTTTCTATGTACACTTCAGGATCTGCTTTACCTGAAAAATATTCATATCGCTCATGACGAATATTTCTTTTCTGTTGTTCTGCTTTCTTTCTCAAAAGAAAAATAGTATTATATAAATCAAAATATTTTGCATGAAGAACTGGGATATTTAAAGATTCTGTATGCAAATTATCTGGATCTACTTTCGAATCTTTTTCCCACATTTCCTGAATTTTATCAAGATCAATACTCATAAGGGAGTTCCACCAAGGGTAGTTACATTGTAGATAGTATACTTGAAACTTACCTCAGCCGTAAAGTATTGGATGTCGGTCTGTGTTGCATCAAAGGTTAAAGTCTGTAGTGAATATGGAAACATATCTTTAAACACTACTTGAAAATTTGGAATGGAAGAACTGGTTAAAACTTGAAGAGTTCCATCCGAATATATGTTTGGATCTTTCTGAGAAAATCTTGATTGTATTGTTCCTTCTGCTGCGAGTTCTCTAAACTGACCAAGATACTCTGGATAACCTAATCCTCTCATCCAATTTTGGATCTCCATGTAGTTTTCAAGATTTTCGTCAACAATAAATCTAAGATTAAAATCTCCAAACTGAATTTTATCTCCAGGAATATCAATGTCCTTTAGATATGTTGGCTGATTTGCAATACCTAAGTTTAAATCTGGAATATTTGCTTCATTGCAGAAAAAAGATACTTTCGGAGTTCTAGTTAATGTAAACTTAAATCCTGTTGGCGACAGAAAATTTCTATTTTCTATCTGAGCTGCTCTTGCCATCTTTTTTTAAATATTTAGAATAAAAAAGGGACCCTTTTGGGGTCCCTGGTAATTTATGTGATTTAGATCACATGAGGTTCTTAACAGCCACTCTTCTGTAGTAGCGGTTAGCGTTAACTCTAAGGCGTCCGAGACCCTGATCGGTTCCTTCTGCGAATGGGTTAGCAACAAGACCGTAACGGGTCTTAAAGCCAATCTTAGGCTGGAAGGAGTTCTCACCAACGGCACGAACCATTTGGAGAGGAACGTATGGGCAATAGAACAGACCTGCGTCATAAGGTGAAGAACCCTTATAACCAACAACGTAGTACTGGTTGCCTGGGGTTGCGTTACCTGAAGTCAGGTTAGCAGCATATGGGTCAATATATACACGGAATTTGCCCATTAGAGTACCAGCAAAGGTGTTGCCGGTGTCATCAACGTTCAGATTAGCGTTGAGTGCAGGGGTGTAATCAAGAACACCAGCCATGGTCAGTGCTGAAGCAACGTCAGCAGAGCACATGATGATGTTGCCCTTTCCGCGACGAGTTCTTTGTGCGATTGCGTTAGCATCACGCTCGATTTGGAAGAGTAGACCCTTGAACTTCTCAACAGACCAACGACCGTTTGAATCAACGTCGAGGTCGAATACACCAGGAGTTGCAACGTTCTGAACAGCGCCTTGCTCAGCAACCTTGTAGATGGTTCTGATAACTTCGCGGTTGATCTCAGCAAGAATCTCAGTTGAGAGAATGTTTGCGAGTTCCGCTTCAGCGTTCAGACCATGGATTGCCTTGAGGTCCTGAGCGAGCTCTAGTGAGTACTCAGCCTTCAGTGCGCGTGACTTTGCAGTAACGGTAACTTTCTCGATTGAGAAAGCCATCTGGTTGAATGCATTAGTGCCACCGTCAAGTGCTTCTGCATCGCCAGTTGGCATACCTTGACCAACATTGTATGCGGTTGAGGTTGCGGTTCCAACAGGGTTAAGAACTGATGGGTTGGTGCCACCTTGAATGGTTGTACCAATACCAGCATTAACGTCAGCGAAATCACGGGTAAGAGTGGTGTCAAAACCAGCATCTGTACCTGAGAAGGTTGTATCTACTTCGTTGAAGAATGCTTCGGTGCCGCTCTGGTTGGTGTAACGGGAGCGCATTGCGAAGATAAGTCCAGTAGGACCACTCATTGGTTGAACGCCAGCCAGGTCATAAGCGACCAGGTTAGGCATTGAACGACGGATGAGTGAGATCAGAACTGGATCGAAACCTGCAACAGGGCCGCCTGCGGTTGCGTCGCCACCGAAAGCGCCTTGAGCACCAGCAGCATTACCGCTGTTGGTTGGAGATTCCATCAGCATTGACATTGAGCCGTGCTCAAATGCTGATTGCTCTCTTAAAAATCTTTCTTGGTTTTCTAGCAGGACTGCGGTTACCGCTCTTCTGTGCGAATCTTTGATTGAATCAAGACCCTCATAGTTGAGGAGAGGTGCCCACTTTTCCTGCAGATGCTCGGAATGGAACATTTGCGTTTACCTTTGTTGTGTGGATGTTTTGTTTGAATTATATTAAATTCAATTATTTGCTAAATCTTGAAAGAGTATTCAGATATGCAGACATAGTACCTGAAATAGATTCAGGTGATGAATCTACACCTTCTGAAAGGGATTCAGTTTTAGCTCTTGGAGATACTGTCTTTGATGGGAAATATGCTTCTTTCAAAGTCTCCAGTTTTTCACGATATTCTTCTTCACTTTCAAACTCAACACTTTCGGCAAGTGAAGCGAGCTTCTCTTTCTGAGAAAGTGCTAGACCCTCAGAAACTTGATCGAAGATTCCGTCAGCAACCGACTCTGCGAGACGCTTGTTTAGGGAAACATTCTTCTCGATTTGCTCGTTGAGTTTTGTCTCCATTTCATCAAGTTTTTCTACCATGCTCTCAAGCACATTATATTTATCTTCAGGGATTGATACATAATGATCTTCAAAAAGTCCTTTCAGACCAGTCATGAAGGACTCAGTGAGTTCTTCCTTCAGACCTGATTGGACTGCGAGTGTGTTCTCAGCGAACCAC